CCCCACGCCCAGCCCCGTGGAGTTCAGGGTCATTAACGTCGAGAACGAACTCGACAGGAACTCAAGTTGGCTTGCAGCCACACACTTGATGCCACCCCAAGCGGTTGATCCGTTGAAAAAGTCGATTTCGCCACCGCCTAAAGTTCCACCACCAGCAATTTTTAGAAACCCAGAAGCGTTGCTTGTGGTGTTATTGAGAGTCAGCCCATAGCTACCACCAAACGCGCCAGATAGGTTTGTGAGTCCATTTACCGTCAGCGCGCCGGTGATGGTGGCGGAGGCGAGGGTGGCGGTGCCGCCTGCTCCCAAGAGCTGGTTGCTAGTGATCTTCTTGGTGGTGCCGGACGCAGCCATCGTCGTATCACTGATATCGACAATGGGAAGGACATCCACTGCGGGATCGACGGTCGTGATCGCCGTCAGTACTGTGATTTTTGTATCTGCCATAAACTGTTAGTTAGATTGAATGATGAGTTTGCTCGTGTCCTCTTGGAGCAGGAAATCCCCGTTCTCCAAGTCCAAAGAGTCGAAGGTGCCGAAGGTGATGACGATTTTGGAAGTGCCGTCCTCTAGGAGGATGAATCCTTCGTCCTCGCGCAGAAGGTCCCGGCGCATGATAGGTAGATCGCCAGGGGTAACATTACCCCCGCCGTTCGATACCAGTCGTGTGCCAAGAGCGAGTGTCATGATTGAATCACACCATTGAACGCGATCACCTGACCGCTGGAAATCTGGAAGCTCGTGATCGGTCCCGGCAGGGTAATACCAGCAGGGATGGTCGCCGTAGACCAAGATCCGCTGATGTTGCCACCGGTGATCGAGCTAAAGGTGGTAGGGGCGATAGTAGTGATGGCCACAAACGGGCCAGTGGTCAGCGTGGTGACGGTCACCAGTTGAAAGCCGCCCTGTCCCATCGAATATTCGATGGCTTGATTTGCTACGTCGCTCATATATCCCAGATCTTCCTAATTTGATTCTTTGTAAAAGTGCTTTCAAAGCGGGAACCCTGACGGTCTTCCATCCGGCTGAATCCCTGCTTCACCTTGTCCTTGAGTTCGGCTTCGCGGGCAAAACCGGTGACCCCGAAGCGGGCCACCGGCTGCCTGTTCCACCGCTTCCCATCAAGGACAACAGAGTCAGTACCCATCGGAGCGATATGCTCGATGCACTGACCATTGTTCTCGAAGGTATAGATGGGCATCTTAGTCTTCCATTTCGCCGTCGTGCATCATGGCCATCTTACGCATTGATTTCTCATCCATCGGCTGCTTGGCCTCTTCAGCATCGCTGCTCGTGGTCTCGTATTCAGCGGGCATACCGTTCACGCTCTTGATCTCAACATAAGCCTCACCGTTCTGAAGCTTCTTCAGAACACCGCGAACATCGTCGAGAAGCACTTCATCACCCACTTCAGGAGTAGCCTTCTGGCCATCTTCCGTATCAGTGGAAAGAGCCTCGACTGGAATAGCAATCATGGGCGCATTGTTGTCAGCCTCTTCGCATCCGCAAGCGGAATGAGAAGGGGCACCACCAGTTTCCTGATGATGCCCCTTTGGGCTGACGGCAATCACCGTAATGGTGGCCGTCTGTGGTCGCATATTACAGCGTGGTAGAGGTCTTAGTACGATGCACCAAGTACCACACCGGGTTACCGGTCGAACCAGTATTACCGGCAGCCAGACGCAGAGCGGCGAAGTACAGCTTCACACCAACAGTGATGAGCTGGTTCAACGGATCGCTCTTGTCGGGGGTATCGGTGATCACGATCTTCGGAGACAACGGATCATCACCGGTCAGAGCAGGGATACCAAACGCCTCGTTACCGAGGAACAGCGAGGCGATGATGTCCTTGCTGACGGCCAGGCCACCACCAGCCGAGCTGGCCTGATAGACGAACTCATCCGAAGCAGTGGAAGAGCCGGTGCTGACGAACGAGTTGGTCTGGCTGACCACGCGGCAACCGTAGATGGAACCCACTTCGCCCTTGTAGAACGGAACACCCTTGTTGCCGTAGTTGGAGGCGTTCAACCAGTCGCTATCGCGCATCAGATCGCGGATCACGCGAGGATCGGTCGCCAAGACGTAACCACCGTTGATCAGCGGAGCGCGGTTGCGCTTCAGGCGGGTCATGGAATCGAGTACAGCCGAAGCGGTCATCGTGGTGTTCGCAGCGGTGGTATCGCTGTTCAGCGCGGAGAACGTCTGAGTGGTCAGCGTAGCTGGGTTACCGTACACCTTAATACCACCAGAAGAAGCGGCAGTGTTACAAGCATCCGAGTTATCGAACGTACCAGAACCCTCGGCGGCGGAACCAATGGACGAACCGCTGGCGGTCAGGTTTGAACCAACCAGCACGTTGCGGATCACGGAGTCAACCCAGAGGGCCATGTCCAAGCCGGAGGTCTTGGTGGCTTGCTGCATGGAGTTGAACAAATCAGTGGCGCGGAGGATGTCGGTCAAACCGATCACCTGACCGTACTGGGCGAGCGACTTGCTGAGGCTGTTCAGGGCCAGAGCGCGGTAGTTCGCGGAGCTGATGGCCGTACCCTCAGTCAACGTCTTAACATCAGCGACGCTCGGCGAACCGAAGCGGAACATCGTGATGGCCTTGTTACCATTGTTCCGGGGGATCGGAGCCTTCATTGCGAACTGATCAAGAATCGTCTCCTGCTGGACGATCGAGAGCAGCTCCTTGCTGAAGTAGTTCTGGAACTGACTGGTTAGTGTGGATGAAGAAGTAATGCCTGACATATTTTAGTTGTGGTTGTGCTATTAGTTTTCGTCCCGGTCGAACTCTCTCGTCGCTCGCATGAGCGCGTCCCTTTGCTCCTTCAGGGATAGCTTGGAGAAATCCTTCTCTTCAGCCTTGAGTTGTCCTGCCGGTACGCTTTTACCAATAGCGGTCTTCTGCTGGAGCTTACTGAGTTGTTCTTTCAGAGACTTGTTCTCGGCTTCCATCGACTGAGACCGTTCGGCTGCATTCTGGAGCTTCACAATTTCAACAGCGTGGACAAGTCCATCAGGAGTCGCAGTGAGCAGCGGGAAATTCTGCAAAAGTTGAACAGTACGCTTGTACTCAGAGCTGTTCTGATCTTTCAGCCAAGCCTCCTTCTCGGACAGCTTGCCGTAGTTTTCAGCCCATGACTTCTGGAACTGCTCCTGTTGAACCTTCTGCTGTCTTTCGCCAGCCGCTTTGCGGACATTATCAGCCTTAGCTCGCGCTGCCTTGGCCAACTGAGAATCGCCATCAGCCTCAAACTCCTTGGCCGCAGCCTCGTAGTCCTCCGCCGTATAGCCCTTCTCGTCCCGATGAGAATTGGTTTCGGTGGCCTTGGATTGCTCCCGGCTCCTGCTCCATTCCTCACGCTCACGCTTCACCGCTTCGCGCTCAGCCTTGAGGGCTTCCTTCTCAGCGTTGATTTGTTCCCAGGACTTCGCCTTTCGGTTCTGTTCCTGAGCGAATTTACTCTTCTCCTTCTCAACCTTCGGCTCTGTCTTTGTCGCCTTCGGTTCCGTCTCTGACTTCGTGCTTACTTCCTTCTCACCACCATCGACCTCTTTGCTGGCGGTCACCTCATCAGAGGATTCCTGCTCAACCGGAGCTGACTCGTTTGATGTTGGAGTCTGCTCCCTTGGCTGGCTGTCAATATCGACACCGGCATCGTGATCTCTGGCCAACGCGAGTAGGCCATCTGCACTCATTGATTCGTCTGACATATTGTGCTTTTACTCGTTTGCTGGTCCGCACAGACCGGCAACCGCAACTTTGATCCTATGTGTTCGTGGCAGAATCCGGATCATCATCCTGCCCCGTAATTGATTCCTGATCGGCCATCACTTCGATGACCTTCACAAGACTGGCCTGACCCATTGCAAAGCCTGACGAATATTGCAAATGGTTTCTATCAGTTATAGCAGAAGCATTCTGCATAAGAACAGTGTTTAACAGTGCATCCCTGAATCGTTTGCCAGTATCGCTATTGAAGAAATTATTGAGCGTGATCGCGTCCTCCTTGCGCCAAGGAAGCGGATCGACCCATCGTTGATGCCGCGCAAATGTCCACGCTGTACGGACTCGTGCGAAGAAACTGATCATAAAATTACCACGCTTTGCAGCTCCAATGCCTTGGCGTTGTTTTGTCCGTTGCCGTATCGCAGTTATGCCGCGCACGGAAGCTCTTGCGCCGTTCCGGGTCCGATTTCTTGATGCTCATGTCAGGATCACCGAATCGCACCTTGATTACAGTTCCCTTCGGATTGCGAACATAAACCGCACTCTTCTTCTTCTCACCAGGAGTGTAGAATGGCTTGTTGAGCGTGACTTTCTTGCCTTGGTATTCAGCCATATTAAGCCTGTCCTCCCGAGAACAATGGCGAAGCCTGAATATCCTTCAAGCTCTCCGATTTCTTGGGCTTCTGGAACCGAATCTTCGGAGCAACACCCTCTTCGAGTGCCTCCATGATGATCGGTCGTGGTTCATCCAACGATTTCGGTGTGGTTTGCACTACCACAGTGGTCACGATTGGGTTGTTCATGGATTTGAATTCACCGCACCAGTCTTCAGCCTTCATAGTTGGCCAACAACTAGGTCTACCAGCAGGTGGATACCTCCGGCAGCTCTTATCAGCACTCAAAAACTGGCAGTCTTTGCAAAAATTCATCACATCTGAGGCTGCTGAGCCATCGCCTGAGCTTGTTGTTGCTGTTGACTAGGAAGGAGACCACTGCTCGTAAGGAATTTCTGTATTTCAGCCCGCAATTTCCGCGCTTCATTGGTCGCCACCTTCTCGTACTCCTGAAGAAGGCTATCCAAACGCACCATAAACGCGTTCTGAGCCGCCGGACTGAACTGCTGACCCTGCTGGATCGCCCCATTCAAGTACTGCATCAGCACACCAATGCGCCCAGCGTAGTTCTGACCCGGCTTCGCGGGCACCGGAATACCCACCAGCAGCGTCGGGATCGTCTTGGTCTCGTCCTCCAGCTCGTCCTGGGCCTTCTGACCCGGATCACGGATCAATTTCTTGATCAAACTCGGATCATCCAGCTCCATGATGCTCTTGTCCAACGCCACCTGATCCACCCAGGGCGAGTTCATAAACAACTGCTTACGGCTGATGGCCTGTTGAACCATCATCTGACGGCTCACCATGTCCATTCCACCCTTCGGCTCCAGCTCGTACTGATCATGCAGTGCCACAGGGTCCGCATCCAGCGAGTCCTCGGCGAACCGATAGCGCAAGCTCTTGGAATCATACTGCACATACAAGCCCCACGCCTGACGGTACAGCTTGCCCAGAGCCATGCGGAAGAGCCGCGCCCGCAAATCACCGCTCTGCATCGACTGAGCATTGATGCTCTGGATCTCGGTCGCCGTCCTCCGATCACTACCACCGCTCATCGCACTACTCATCGCGTAATCCGGGCTACCGATCCGGTTCTCCGCAATGGCCCGCGTCTGATTCAGCTCCTGATCAAAGCTCACCGGAGGCTGCGGCATCTGAACCGGAGCCACGCCATACGGCAAAATCTGCCCCGGCTGGAACCGCAGATTGATGCTATTCGGCAACTCCCGCTCCGCCCGAAACAGCGGACGGTTATACAGCGTCATCGCGTCATGCTTATGATTCCACATCGCGGTCATGCTCAGCTCGAACGCCGCCAGAATCTCGCACACGCCCCGCGAACTGAACCAGCCCTTGTCCTTGATCTCATACGGGAAATCCACGAACGGACATTTCCCGTGATCATACGGCAATTCCATCGGGTCCCGCAGATCCAAATCCACCGCCGCAGGACTGTAAGTATAAACCTCCCACACCCCGTCATCCCGCTTCCGGTACACCTCCCACACGATCATTCCATCGCTGTTCTTCGTATATGTAATACCTTCGCGTAACTGCTTCGCCGCATCCTCAGTGGCCGAACCCGGAATCGTGCTATCATGGTCCATGTCTCCGCGAATCCGTTCGATCGTCTTCGCATCACTCTTCCATCCAAGCTGAGCCGCCACCCGCTTGTAAGCCGGAACACTCATCGGCATCACATGCACCGCCCAGTCCGCATCCTGAAGATCCACGGTATACGCCGGGACAATGAAATACATCGGATCAATCGCCTCGAAATCCACCCGCTTATCCGCCGGATTCCACATGCACTTCATAACCCCACGCCCGCTCATCAGCGTGTAATCCACCCAGCTCAATACCTCATCCACGAAGTTGGTCTTCTCCCGGATCTTATAATTAAACCAATCCTCGGCCACCTTCGTATACGCATTCAACTGCTGGCGCATCGGTATAAAGCTTGCCACCACATCCATTCCCAGAGCTTGCTGGAGGAACATCGGCTTCAGCTTCTCGATAGCCGTATCAATGAGCGGCCAATGCATATCCGCAGCCTTCGGCCAGGGCTTATTCATTCGGCGCAACCCATTGTGGCGCAACTCATACCACCGAGTCTGCCTCAACTCCCACGGACTCCGCTGGCCGATCGCCGTGACAATATTGCCCTGCAAAGCGTTCCGCTGTTTATCGCTCATCATAAAATCGTTGTCCTTTCCTACCCCCCAACCTCACATCCAGCAAGCGCAACCCCTTTTTCGCTATGCTCTAGTGGGCCAATCTCATCCTCTAACCTCTCCATCAAACTCCTCCCATCCTCGTTGACCGCCCTCAAATACTCGTCCATCCGCTTCCCGCCACCACCACAGAAAGCCAGTACCACCGCATCCGCCCGATCAGGACTATTCACCCCACGCGCTCGCAGCTCATCCTTACCCTCCAGCGTCAACTTCCCCTTCCCATTCGTCCGCACCTTCCGGCTCACGAACTGCTGGAGCAACACCTCATCCGTACCCACCGGCCCCAGATTCACCTTACCCTCCTCCACCATCCGCCCGAACTCAATCCACATCTCAGCCGCCCGATTGACGAACTGATCATCCCGGATGGCCCGCTCACCAAAGTTCACCCGCCGCACATCCCATCCCTCCGCCCTTAGCGCATCACACATCACCACACCCATTCCACCCACATCCGCATAAATATCCTCAGCCTTTAGCTTCCACTTCCTGAACTCCGATATGAACCTTCCCACGCTTGCCATCGTGTCCTTGTCCCTCCAACGGATCAGTGTTTTAACCGTGTTACCATGACGCACCACCATCACGCTCTCATCCCCGCCCGCGCTGAAATCACAACCAGCCGTCAGCCGGTGACCATCCAGCTCCTCCTTGGGTGGGCCACTAACCACCTTCTGCCAATCGGAGGTTTTGACCGCCGTGAGACTCCCGTCATCCTCCATGAACTCCGCGTAGATCATCGACCGGACCAGCGGATGACCCTCGCCCCACCTCGCGAACTGATCATCAATCCACTCCTTCCGAATATGCGGGCAATCAAACGCGGTAACGGTAAAGGTCTGCCACTTACCATCATTCCGCCTGAATACATCGTAGAAATACCCGGAGCTGCCACCAGGACTACTCATCAGAAGTGTTCTCGTCGGCTGGCACCGCTCCATCGACTGGAAGATCCCGTCCGGCACCGCCTTCGCCTCATCGACAATATACATTAGGTCGTTGCTCGGACCCTGCACATGCCAGCCCTCCGCCTTCTCAGGGTTGCTCGCCGAGAAGCCAATACACCGGCTCACCAACTCCTGACCATCCACCTTCTTCGGATATACATAGCGGATCTCGCCATCCTTGATCGAGAAACCATTCTCCTCTCCACCCAACCCATTGATCATCTTCCGCAGATGCGGCCACAGAGCATCGGCCACCTGTCGATATACACCAGCGGTACATACCACCAAGCTTCCCGGCCAGCGGAGCATGTGCCAGATCACGGCACTCGCGGCTACCATGCTCGTCTTGCCAGAACCATTCGCCGCTTTCAAAGCTACCTTCGAGTGCTTTTCATTCAAAGCCCCAAGCACCTTCTCCTGCCACGCATAGGTATCGCGTAGGCCAAGCATCATCTTAGGGAAGTTCTGCAACTGCTGAGCCTCCTCCAATAGCTTACGCTGCTTCCAAGCAGGGATATGCGAACCCATGCCGAGTGAAGGAGATTTCTTTTTCTTAATTTGCTTGACTGCCATAAAATTGGGTTGGTTGCGGAGAGGGGGTATAAGGTAACAACCACCCCCCACCTGGGTGGTCCCCCTCCCCCGTGGTCCTAT